AGTTGTTAGTATCTACTGGCATTGTAACTTCATCCATTAGTTTTATATCAGTACCAGCAGGTAATGGAACTTCACTTCCATCCTGCCATGGATCAGCATCTAGTGTAGTAGTTCCATCTGGTGAAACAATCTTGTAAGGTCTACGAACTGCTCTTCTAACAAGTGTTTTATAAGCACTCATAGCAAAGTTTAAGTCGTCATATATTTCTCTGTTTGCTGCAAATATAGATTCACCATAATCTCTAGCAGTATCATCTCCAGATATTTCGTCTTGTATCCATGGTGCTGGTCCTGTTGCTCCTAAAAATACTGGCGCACAAGGCTCTCCATTTAAGTCCATAACATTATGCTTGGTTAATTTTTTCCCAGTATAAGTTTTATCATCTCCATCAACTATAATTACACCATTTTCTTCTCGTGAATAATAGTCCCAAACAGTTACCCCAGCAGATGTTTCCCCTTCAACTGCAGGCTCTACGTCTACGTTATACGTAGACTTAACAGAAGAAGATGATCGTTTTGTTTTGTGTGCTAACCAAATAATACCTTTTTCGTCCATTTCATAACAAATGTGTAGTGGATCAAAAGGTGTAATATCTACAAAAGTAGAACCATCTTTATGTTTATTCAACATGGCTCTACCTGCATACCAACCTCGAAGTACAATGTAAAAAGCTAACTGCTCTCTAATTGATGGTTGTCCATATCGTTGCATTCTTTCATCTGCAAGATTCAATGCACCAATTATAAACTTTTCTTTTTTATTACCAGAACTTCTATCTTCTACTTTAGTAGTCATTGGTACCCTAACAGCCATTTGTGCATTAGTTAGGTATGAAATAATTTTATCTGCTAGTATTCGTGGAGCGTTAGATGTGTAACTTTGATAACCAGTTCCTGCATCATAAGCATTCATACGATACAGACCATAGTCTTGTTCCATCCTAGTTCGTCTAGTACGAAATCCAGGTGACTCCCAAATTGTTTCAATCTTATTTAGAATATCTTCTAGTGTTTCTTTAGCCATTTACCACCTGTTTACTGTTATCAATTTTTGTGATCCTGTAGCTCTTGCATATCCAAAGTTTACCACAAGTCCATAGGTTGTCGCCTTAATTCCATGGTTAAAACTATCCCTTGGTTCTCTTCCTACAATGTTTCCATCCCTGTCAGTCCGCCATGTGTAGACATGAATTTGGTCATCAAATGGATTTGAACAACCACCTAATTCTGAAATTATACCTTTACATTTTGGATTAATAATCAAGTTTGGCTGCTTTGTAGCAGGATTTTCTTTCAAAAATGTATTAAATCTTTCAATACCATCTAGTATACCAACTCTTTCGGACTGCATGTAAAGTCCTCCAGCTTCAAGCCATGTGTCGACAGGTCTAGATTCCCCAATATTGTGTGCAGCTATATCGATTACACCATGTTGAACGTCTTTCCACCACGGTCTCATAGTACAAATCTCTACGATTTCCTCTGTAATCTTTTCTCTTTCGTATATTTCGTCTATGATTCTTACTTGGTCACCGATTATCTGTACAGCCATGACTGCGTATGCTGACTTTGTTACCTGAGAATAACCTG